ATCATACACATTGCAGTAGTTCTACCAGTCGCATTTACCAATGCAGTATTCTTAGATGCAGAACGTGATGGGTCTAAGTGGTTAAAAGACTGGAGAGACGAATGATATCGAAGAAAGAATTTACAGAACAAGTAGAACATCTTTTACGTGGTGGTAAGGCTGGTGTAATGGATGCAATCGTCAAGGTTTGTGAAAAGAACAATATCGAACCTGAAGGAACTAAGAGGTTGTTGTCTGACCCACTCAAAGAGAAGTTAGAAGCAGAAGCACAATCTCTCAAATTAATTAATCGAAGTAAGAGTTCAAAGGGAACAATTACTTCATTCTTTTCATCATAGGAGTATATTATGGAAAAAGGTGATGTAGTAAGTGTCGTCGCAACGAGTGGCGAATACGTAGGAGTGTTAGAGAGTGTTGAACCCTTGACACTTAATAAACCACGCATGGTTGTGGCAGCACAAGATGGTGGTATGGGTTTTGCACGTGGTGTTGCAGTAACAGGTGAAGAAAATCCTGAGAGTATGGTTTTCAATTCATACATCTTTGTTGCAAAGTCAAATGACAAAGTAACAGAAGCACATGCAAATGCAACTAGTTCAATCGTAAAACCTGACTCTAAAATCGTTACGTAATGACGAGTCGAGAAGGATATGATGCATATACGTTGTACCTTGGGATTAAGTTACACTTCATCAACGAGGAATACAACTTTATTAAGTATAACGGTAAAGTAAAGGCCGACATCAAATCCTTTCTCAAACGTAAAGATAAGTATCATTTCGCAAAACTATATAAGACATACAAGGATGACTTGCAGGATTTCTACATTGCAAATCTATCTGTAAGAGACCAATGGGCAGGTGACCTACTCAATGAAGATGCAGATAGAGTGTATAAAGACTGGAAGAAAAGAAATCAAAAGTTATCCTATCTGTTTGAAACGGAAGTGTCTGACCAGTTGAGAAAGTTTAAGATTGATACACTATTGAAAGTAACAGAGGGTCAACATCCACGTTTACTTAAAGCATATATGAGTAAACAAGTGTCATTAGAGACCATCTGTATTATGGATGAGATTATTGGATTTACAAAAGACTGGGATAGATTAATCAGAGAACGTGTTGTGTATCCTGACATATCAATAAGGATTAATAAGTATAAATCATTTGTGTCTTTTGACCATGATAAGTACAAAGGGAAATTACTAGAACTATGCTCACAATAGTAGGAAACGGCCCAAGTAGAAAACGATTTGATTTAGACCAACTAGAAAACTGGTGGGGGTGTAATTACATTTACTCTGAATCAACCCCTGATATCTTATGGTCTATGGATATGATTCATCAAGTAGAATTGTTTTCTGACCTTGAATACTATAAAGAGAACAAAGTTGCTGTCGGTTTTTGGGAACCGATGGAGATTGAATACTTAGAGTCTATTCAAGTAGGATTGGGATGTGGAACAAGTGTTGTCCACAATCACGTCGACAAAGAAAATCACGACAGGTTTGTGGTTATGGGAAATGATAGTAGTGTCGATTTAGTTGGCTATAGCACTTCCCATCAAGATAACATAGTTATATATAATTTTCCATTGCTCAAGAACCTATTTACAGGAATGGCTGCATTAGGTTATGCAATGGAGACAGGTGTAAAAGAAGTTACACTATTAGGTTTTGATGCATTACAATATGGTGATGTATCGAATGTATATTCAGGAGCTCACGATGCATATGCACCTAAATATACAGAGGAAGACAAAGTATTTACTATACAGCGTCTTCAGTTTATTGCACTCTTAAAACACTTTAAGGATACTAAGGTTTATTTCAAAAACTCCCTAGACGAATTAGAGTTGGTAGAGTATAATAAACTAAGTTATTATGAAAGTAGTGACGAGTGGGTACTTGGAGAGGGGTCTCTCAAAGTGCCTTTAAATAAAATTGCGATATAATTGTTAATACAAGGAGAATACAATGTCGACATTAGATAAACTCAGAGCAGCGATGGAGTCTGCTACTCCCCAATCAGGCGGAGAAAAAAAGTCCTATTCCGATGATAGATACTGGAAACCTGAACTAGATAAGTCAGGTAACGGTTTTGCTGTTATCAGATTCTTACCTACCCCTGATGGTGAAGAAATGCCTTGGGTCTCATATTGGGATCATGGTTTTCAAGGGCCTGGTGGTTGGTATATCGAGAAGTCTTTAACGACTCTTGGTAAACAAGACCCTGTGTCCGAATACAATACTCAGTTGTGGAACACTGGGATTGAAGCAAACAAAGAACAGGCACGTAAACAGAAAAGACGTTTACACTATGTGTCTAACATCTATGTTGTTTCAGACCCTAAAAATCCTGACAACGAAGGTAAAGTATTTCTTTACAGATACGGTAAAAAAATCTTTGAACAACTTAAGGAAGCAATCTCACCTGCATTTGAGGACGAGGCTGCAATCAATCCTTTTGATTTGAGAGGAGAAGGTGCAAACTTTAAAATCAAAATCAGAAAGGTCGATGGTTATTGGAACTACGACAAGTCAGAGTTTGAAACACCTGCACCACTTTTTGATGACGAAAATAGGTTGAATGATATATATACAACTACCAATTCGTTATCAGAACTAATCGCACCAAGTGAGTTCAAGTCATACGAAGAACTCAAAGAGAAACTTGATAGAGTCTTAGGACTTTCAGGTGGTGCGACAAGTACATCGACTGCAGAATCAGTTGCAGAAGACCTAGACGAAGTGCCTTGGTCAAATGTAAACACTGAGTCTGTTGCAGATGAACCTGTAATCTCATCAGCTGATACCACATCAGAAAGTGTCGAGGATGGTGGTGATGCGATGGATTACTTCAAGAGACTTGCTACCGAGTAGTAAGTTCTCTGACATTGGGGAGGAAGATATATAATGTGTGTCCGTGATAGTCTTCCTCACTCACTGAGACCGTGGATGAAAATGGGGGTACTCAGTAAGGGTAAGGCACCATGCGAAAAGCGGAGAGTGTCGGTATGTAGCGGGTCTGCTGTAAGGCGAGGGGCGAACATACACTTTTTTGAAAAAACACCTAGACAAAACGAGGAACTTTTTAGTATAATATAATCATGCCAAGTGTAAATCCAAAGAAACATCCGAAATCTAAACAGGTCGAACCCTTCGACAGGATGTTACGTAGATTCAAGAAAGCATGTGACCGTGCTGGTATTGTGCAAGAAGTTCGACAACGTGAATACTTTGAGAAACCTTCTTCCAAACGTAACGAGAAAAATCAATCTATTAAGAGACGTAAGAAATTAGACGCTAAAAGAGCATCGCAAAAAGGTTATCGTAGGAAGTAATCATGTCAAACTGGCACGGTGGTAAAGGTTCTAAGAGACGGAATCCAAACGAAGAAGCTTATAGAGAAAACTATGATAAAATCTTTGGTAAAAAGATTGATATCAAAGTTCGAAAAGAAACACCTGAGCACGGAAAGACTCAAGTCCACAAAGACAAAACCAAATACGATAGAAAAGACTTTAAAGTCACTCAGAAGAAATTAACTGATTTGAATTGGGATGGTTAGAGAGGAACTACCATCGCAGTTTTGAATAGTGTTGGGTCTGAGTTTGCTGTACGTTTTGAACTGGACTGCATGTTGTAAGTATTGTTTGCATTCTGTTCACTACTCATAACAGTCTGTACTAATTGATTTCCACCACCACTTCTTTGTCCATCTTGGACTTCATTGTTCATACCTCTTAACCTAGAACCTGTACCAATCTCATGATTAGGTATGATTGTACCGTTTACACTAGGTGTGAATATCTCAGGCCCTTTCTCACCAACAAGGTATGTTTCACCACCTTGAACTGAACCACCTCTAAACATTCCCTGTGGTTCTTCTTCATCATCACCACCAAACCAATTCAACGGATTTAGACCTGAACTGATTTTTTCCCATGATAAGTTTTCATCAAGCCAAGCACCCATATCATCCAGCATTTGATTAAATGTATCTGCAATTGAGAAATTGAACTTTGGTATTTCAAAACTAAAGTTTTCAGTAAACCATTCCCCTATTGCAACACCTGTGTCATATATGAAACTAGTTAATGTGAATGGTTCATCAGGGTCATTCCATCCAAAGAGACCCATAACAAAGTTTATAGCTGCGTTTACAGGGAACGTTACAATGTCTATTAGTGTCTTACCTAGACCTAACAAACCTGCACTCTCATCGAATTTAAATAACTCCATGATTGAGTCAAAGGCTGCACTGACTCCATTAAATATACTACCTACAACTAGTTTACCAAAGTCATATACCTTACCAAAGAACCATTGAATACTATCAAAGAATTCAGGGAACTTTTCATCAAACATTTTAAGTGCTTCATATACAACTTTAATTAAAGCTGCAGCTGCGATACCTAGAAGAATGAATGGTGCGGCCGCAAGTAACATACTACCTAGTCCGATGAGGGCACTAGCTGCAAATGATAATGCAGTTGTTAGTAATGTAGCAGCACCTGCTAAGAATGCTTTACCTGCAGTTGCAAGCATAGTAAATGCTTTTCCGAAACTTGCAAATGCACCTTTTAATCCCTTAGTAAATCCTAGAGATATTTTTTTAATACCCTTTCCAAAGTTCTTAGGATTAAGTGCATCACCAAAACTTTCTGTAAATTTACCAAGTCTTTCTCTTAGTTCTGCACCTGCAGAAACACCTTCCATTGTGCCTGGTTGGTTGTCTTCTTTTTTCGCAAAACTAAAACCACCACCTTTTGATTTATTCTGAAGTTTTCCTGCTTTATCAACAACCTTTTTACCGAAGACCCCATCCATGAATCCATCAAATGTAGATGCACCTTTTTTGAATGAGTCCCCTAACATCTGTACAGGGTTGAACTTGGATAGGTTTTCCTTTATTGTTTTGAAACCTTTCTGAAGGCCTTCACCTTCGTTTTTAGCACCTCCAAATGCAAAACCTAATAATGCAATACCACCTATCATTTCTGCAAGACCAGCACCAATTGATATGACACCAGTCAGTGTGTTTTGTAATCCTTTAAAGAACTCTCCAAGTTTACCAGTCTCACCAGTTAAGTCTATGAGACCAAATGATAATCCTTTGATTCCTTCTTGTAGTGAACTAATTCCCTGAGATACACGTTCAAAACCACGTGCAACACCAAACTGTTCTGAAGTGTTTTTCTCTGCAATCTTTAGAGTGTTCTTTTCATTGTCAATGATTTTGCTTAGATACTTTTCAGTCTCTTCAAACTTTTCTGCAGATGATTTAATTGATTGTTGATATTCTGCTTCTGCATCTGCACGTGCTTGTGAACCTTCTGCAAGAGTTTGCATAAGTTCATTGTGTGCATTAGCACGGTCTAATGTTTCTTGCTCAAACTTACTTCTTGCGTTTGCAAGTTGACTATTGAAATCATTTAATCTTTGTTTAGCTGCGAATACAGGGGATGTGGCTGAACCTACAGATACAGCGAATTTATTAACACTCTCTCCTAGTTTTTTAAAAGGGTCTAATAATAAATTACTATTAATCTCTTCAGCCATGTCTTTCTATATCCTTACTGTTTACCGAATGCTTTACCAGCTTCTGCAATACCAAATGAACCTAATGTGACTACCACAAATGAAGTGTAGATAGTGTCAGAAATGGTGATGTCTTGTCCCCAAAATCCTGTGACTAAATCTACAATACCAAATGCAAGCATCATTAAGAAAGATGCGAAACCGATTATGGATTTTTCATTGATACTGTTATCATCCATAAACAATGCACTAAAAGAAAACTTATCTCTTGGTTTAGCGCCTGCGGCTGCAATCTTTAGTTCTTTAGACATTCTTTCCATCTCTTTGATTTTGTCGTTCGCTTCATCTAGTTTTAACACTAGATTAGTATACTTGTCTAAATCAATTTCGACTTCGTTTCTGCCTGTGTCTATTGTTTCTGTTGCCATTATGTGTCCTCAATTTAATTAAACAATCACTTACACATAATATAGT